CATCGACACGCAAGGCATGCCGATAACCCAGTCAGTCATGCCGCTGCCGTACAGTGCTGGCAGCATGGGTCCGCTGATGCAGCACAGCGAAAACATATCCACTTACGCCCAGCGCCTTGGCGGCACGGCGCAGATGCCGACCGGGGAGGGCCGCGCCGACGCGCCGGTTGGAACCACGCTTGCGCTGATTGAGCAGCAGTCCAAGGTTCTGAACTCGATACACAAGCGGATGCACTCGGCGCAGGCGGAAGAGTTCCAGCTTCTGCGGGAGTGTTTCAAGAACAACCCGGACAGCTTCTGGCAGACCAACCGCCGCCCCGCCTACCCGTGGGATCAGGAGGTGTTCCTGAAGGCTCTCGAGAACAACAACATCGTGCCGCAGGCGGACCCGAATACCTCATCGCACCTCCAGAGAATGGCAAAGACTGCCGCCCTGATTGAGTTGGTTGGCACGAACCCGCCGCTGTTTGACTTGCCTGCGGTTGCGAGGCAGGCGCTGAAGTCCTACGGCTGGTCGAACCCCGACCAGTTCATGTCGCAGAATGACGAGGAGCAGCCTGACCCGCAGGCAGAGGCGCAGACGGCGCTGGCGCAGGCCGCAGGCAAGGAGGCGGACGCCAAGATGTTGCTGGCGCAGGCCAAGGTTGAGGAGATGCAGCGCGGGCCGGGGCCGGAGGTTGCAGCCAAGGATCAGATCAACTTGCAGATCAAGGGACTGGACGCGGACCTGAAGCGGCAGGAGTTGCAGCAGAAGGGGGCCGACGCGCAGCTTGACGCCAGCAACCGCAAGCGTGACCGGGAGAGCCGCGAGCGGCTGTCCGCCGTCAACATGGCGATCAACCTTGCCAAGAACCCTGCGGGAATTGGCATCGTCAACAGCGTGATACGGCCCGGAATGCTTGATAACCTTGAGAACAATGAGCGGCCCATCGACCCCACCCCCGGCGCACTAGTCGAGTGACAGCAGTTTAAACGTGTGCCATCATGACTGCCTCGCTCTAATTTAAGGATAAGAAATGCGGGAGTATCGCAAGGCGTCCAGAGACGCCGCCGCTGCCAAGATCAAGCGTCTTTGTCAGGCGGAACCCAAGGTTGACTCGTCCGACTGGGAACCCACTGATCCGCTGAATGCTGGCGTGAAGACCGGCATGAGGCCGATCCGCGCACGCATCTACAAGCGGGGCGGCAAGGTCAGCGGCAGCGAAATCAAGCGGCGCGCCGACCGCAAGAGCAAGAATAATTACGCCGTCGATCTGATGAACCGCGATCAGGTAGACGCCAACGAGGACCGCGAAGGCATCAAGCATACTGGTGGCCTGAAGCGTGGAGGCCGCACCAAGAAGCAGATGGGCGGTCAGATGACGCCGGAGGACGCGGCAGCACTGGCTCGCGCCACCAGCGGCTCCGAGAAGGGGGACGCGAAGATCATTCGCCCGCCAACCCGCCGCGCTCCGATGACGCCGGAAGAGATGGAAATGCTACGCCGCGCCACTAGCGGCACCGAGAAGGACGACACTAGCCCCATGATGGGCCGCAAGCGTGGCGGTCGTACCAAGAAAGGCCTTGGCGGCGTCCTGAAGTATGCTGTGCCGGGTTATTTTCTTGCTAAAGAACTTGGCCTATTCGGCAAGAAGGACAAGGACGAAGAAGAAGGCGCAGTAGCTGGGACCAAGGGTCTGCCGCCGGTAACCGGTGCCAAGCGTGGCGGGCGTACCAAGAAGATGGGCGGCGGCGGTATGCAGGGTATGCCGCCTCAGATGCAGGGCAGACAGCAGCCTCCGGGTCGCCCTATGGGTCAGCCTCCGGGTCGCCCTATGCAGCAGGCAGCGTCCATGCCTGACATGGGCGGTCAGCCGATGACGCAGGCGCAGGCCATTCAGCAGGCTGGCGGTCAGCCTATGATTCAGCAGGCTGGCGGTCAGCCGATGACGCAGGAACAGGATATGCCTGTTACGGCTAAGAAGCGTGGCGGCAAGGTTTCCAATGCGAAGTGGGAACACTCGCAGAAAGACCTGACGCAGGACCGACGCCTTGCCAAGAAGTACGGCATGAGCATGGACGAGTACGAGAAGTCCGACGTTGACGCAAAGCATGACCGCCAGCAGAGCGCCAAGGGTCTGCGTCGTGGCGGCGAAGTCCACGACAAGGGATGCACCTGCCGGATGTGTGGCGGTCGAGCGAATGGCGACGACCGCGAGAAGCATGCCCGTGGCGGTCGCACCAAGAAGGCAAAGGGCAAGACCAATATCCACATCAACATTGGCACGCCCAACGCCCCGCAGCCGCGCATGATGCCCCCGCCTATGCCCCCGCGTGGAGGCCCGCCGCGTCCGCCAATGATGCCCCCGCGTCCGCCGGGCATTGAGATTAACAACCCGCCCCCGATGATGCCTCCGCCCATGATGATGCCGCCGGGTCCGCCTCCGGGTCCGCCTCCGGGGATGATGCCTCCGATGCAACGCAAGAGCGGTGGTCGCACGCGCATGACCGCCGGAGCCGAAAGTGGCGAGGGCAGGTTGCAGAAGATTGAAATGTACGGTCGCAAGAACCGCTAAACAGTCTTGATCCAGATTAGACCGGCAGGGAACAACCTCTGCCGGTCTTTTTTTGCACAAAAAATAAGGCGCAGGGAGGGCACCCGCGCCTTATTCTGGGATCATTGCGGATCAGCGCCGCAAAATCACCGACCCACCAGATAATTGGCAGGCAGTTAAAGTTGCCTCACGCGGCGGTGGAAAACAAGCGGAAAACCCGTTAGCGCGTCGGCGGCTGGCGTAGTGTGGCAGCATGTCCACAATTACTTCCTACTACCAGTACGAACTACAGAAACTGCTAGAGGCGGCTATCCAGAGCCAAATGGAAACGCTCGCCGCCGGACATTTTCTGGACTACGCGGCCTATCAAAAGGCCGTTGGCAACATTATGGGTCTGCGGGTAGCGGTCGAATTGATGGACGAGGCGGACAAAATCATGAGGGAGCAACGATAAATGCCATTTATGTTGATGGAACACGACACCGACCCCGCGCAGAACTTGCGGGATGCGCTGGGCGACATGAGCAGCATGCAGGTGTTTGGCAATCAGGTGCTGGTTGCCATCTATGTCAGGCCACAGAAGACCGCTGGCGGCATCTACCTGACAGACAACACGACAGATGAAGACAAGTTTCAGGGCAAGGTAGGCCTTGTTGTCAAGACTGGCCCCGACGCATTCACCGATCCGTCCGGGGAATGGTTCAATGGCGTCGAAGTAGGCCTTGGCGACTGGGTTTATTACCGGGTTTCGGATGGCTGGATGGTCAATGTGCATGGCGTGTGCTGCCGTATCCTGCTGGACACGCAAATTCGCGGCAAAGTTGCCTTCCCTGACGAGATTTGGTGACAAAAATGGCTGATTCAGACGAAATCAAGGTTGAGGACGACCCGGTAGTTGAACAAAAGGTCGTTGTTGTCGATGAAAGCAATGATCACGACGACAGCGGCATCGAAATCCTGAAGAAACGCCTCGAAATGGAAGAGCAGGCGCGTGCCCGCTACCAGAAAGAGGCGCAGCAGGCTAACGAACGCGAATCTGCGGCCAGTTATCAGGTGCAGGACAGCAATTTGCAGCTAATCCTGAATGCAATCGACAATACCAGAATGACTTCGCAGCAATTGCGGTCAGAACTGGCTGGCGCAATGGCTGGATCGGACTACATCCGCGCCGCCGAGTTGCAGGAGGCCTTGGCAGTCAATGCTTGGCGCTACCAGCAGCTAGACGCGGGCAAAGTAGAACTTGAGAGGGTGGTTCAGACGCCGCCTCAGAAGCCGGTTGATATTGTCGAGCAGGTGGCATCACAGCTAACCCCAGCCTCTGCTGCGTGGGTCCGGGCGCACCCCGAGTGCGTGCGGGATCAGAACCGCTACCAGCATATGCTGTCGGCGCACAACCACGCCGTCACCGAAGGCTATCAGGCCGACACGCCCGAGTACTTTGCATACGTTGAATCGCAGCTTGGCTACCGGCCCCAGCAGCGCGCAATGCCTAGCCGCTCTGCGCCGCCTGCCGCGCCATCGTCAGCGGCAGCGTCCTCGTCGGGAGGCAACAAGAACATTGTTCGCCTGTCCTCAGAGGAAAGAGAAACGGCGTCCCTGTTTGGGATGACGCCGGAAGAGTACGCCAAAAACAAAATGGCGTTGAAAAAAGAAGGCAAGATTAACTAGGAGATGACAATGGTTGATGCACCGCGAGGCAGACCGCCTCTCCGCGATCCCAACACTACCGAAATGTCCCCCCGCGAACGAGCGGCAAAGCGTGTGGCAGAACTACGCGGCCATGCTGGCGGCGATGAGGTGGACGGGCACGACAAGTTTTACTTTGACCCGAATATGTACCCGGAGGGCTGGACCTACGAGTGGAAACGCCGCCTGCTGCTGAATCAGGAAAACCCAGCCTACGAAACGGAACTGTCCCGGCAGGGATGGGATCCCGTTCCTGTTACAAGGCACCCTGAGATGATGCCCCGCAACTATAAGGGCACTACTATCGAGCGGGACGGCATGATGCTGATGGAGCGCCCCACTGAACTGGTGGAAGAGGCAAGAAACCGAGATTTGCGTACTGCCCGCAAGCAAGTCCGCGCCAAAGAAGAGCAGCTTGGCTCCACTCCAGACGGCACCATGACCCGCAACCATCCGAATGTTAAGCCTGTTCTCAGGAAAAGTTTTGAGCCTATGTCGGTCCCCGAAGAATAGGCGGTTGACGAAGGCCGTTATATTCTAGACAATCACCACTGCACTTCCCCCGGCGTGGAAGTTTATAACCGCATCAGGTTATCAAGTCGCTCTGGAGCGGCAATGAAACCCACCCAAATGGAGAACCATCGTGGCGAACACCAATGCGCCCTTTGGATTTCGTCAGACCAGCGGTCTTGCTTCCGCGCCGACTTACGAACAGGTCGAAGTTCTGATCAAGTCCACCAATACGACTGCCATCTATTATGGCGATCCCGTGATTGGCACCAATGACGGCTACATCACCACCGTCTCTATCTCGACGGGCAGTCTTGCCTCCGGCCTTCAGGGCGTGTTTGTTGGCTGCAAGTATCTATCGGTTTCGCAGAAGCGTACCGTGTGGTCGAACTACTGGCCGGGTTCCGACAATAGCGGCGACGTGTACGCCTACATTGTGAACGACCCGAATGCTCGGTTCATTGTCCAGACGGACGCGACCGGCGCAACTCAGGCGGATGTGAATGCCAACGTGGGTATCAACATTGGCACCGGCAACGCTAACAACGGCATCTCTGGGGCATTCATCGCCACGGCGACGACCCCGACCACCACCAATACCCTGCCGTTCCGCATTCTGAGCCTTGTCACGAATCCTCCGGGTTCGGCTGGCACTGAAGCGGGTGCGTACAACTATGTAATAGTTGGCTTCAACAATGTTGCCTCCAAGCAACTTACCGGCATTTAAGGGGTAAAGGACAATGGCTGTTAATCTTAGTGCCATCAAAGACCTTCTGCTCCCCGGTTTGCGTGGAATTGAAGGCAAGTATGAGATGATCCCGTCGCAGTATGACCGGATCTTCACCAAGCATAACTCGAACATGGCTCTGGAACGCACCGCTGAAATGCGTTTCCTCGGTCTTGCCCAGTTGAAGACGGAAGGCGGTCAGACGGCGTTTGATAACGGCGCTGGCGAGCGTTTCATCTACAATCAGGAACACAGCGAAATCGGTCTGGGCTACGCGATCACTCGAAAGGCCGTGGATGACAACCTGTACAAGACCCAGTTCATGCCGTCGAACCTCGGCCTGATTGAGTCGTTCCAGCAGACCAAGGAAATCTACGGCGCGAACGTGCTGAACACTGCGACTACCTACAACGCCTCTATTGGCGGTGACGGTAAGGCTCTGATCGCCACGGACCACCCGATTGATGGCGGCACGGTGTCAAACCGCCCGTCTACGGATGTCGATCTGAATGAGGCCAGTCTGCTTAATTCGATGATTGCCACTCGTACCAACTTCAAGGATCAGGCTGGCCTGAAGGTCTTTGCCCGCGCTCGCAAGCTGATCGTTCCGCCGCAGCTTGAGCCGGTCGCTATCCGTCTGACGAAGACTGAACTGCGCCCCGGCACTGGCGATAATGATGTCAACGCCATCTCGATTGCGGCAGGCGGCTTGTCCGAAGGATACATGGTCAACGACTTCCTGACCTCGTCCTACGCTTGGTTCCTGCTCACGAACATCGACGGTCTGTCCTACATGGAGCGTGTCAAGTTTGAGACGGACATGCAGGTTGATTTCGTGACCGACAATCTGCTCGTTAAGGGTTACGAGCGGTATTCGTTCGGCTACTACAATTGGCGAGCCATCTACGGCACGTTCCCGACTTCGTAAAGGGGATAAAAAATGTCTATCACGGCGTTTTCCGGCCCCCTGATCAGTTTTGGGTCTGCCGCCAGCAATGACTACAACCCGGAGGCTGGCCCCTCTCTGTTTTTTGGGGGGACCGGCCTTCTTGATCCGCGAGGATCGTTCAACTACCAGCCGGGCCAGAATTTTGGTGCGTCTACCTGCGGGTTTCTTGGAACCAC